TTCCCCATCACCGCAGCAAGGTCGTCGCCCGGCTTGATCATCTTGTTGAAGATGTTTCTGACCTGAGTCAACGAGAAGCTGGTATTGTTACCAGACAACGTCAACGCAGTCAAGGCACCAGCGACTTCCTCGAAGCTGACGTTCAAGGCGTTGGCTTGGTTGTTGACCGTACCGAGACGACCTTCCAATCCTTCGAGTTCGATCACACCCTTATTGTACGTGGCGAACAAGATGTCTGAGATGCGTGCCGCTTCCGAGGCGTCCAGGTTGTACGCCTTGATCACTGACGACACAGCGTTCACTGCCGTGGTCAGACTGGAACCGGTGACACGAGCCAGATTGTTGATCGGCCCTTGGAGAGCGTCCAAGGTCGTGGCGGTATCACCGAGATCATTCTGCAACGCCTCCAACGACGCACGAGTGACTTCGGCAATGGGTTGGCCGGTTGCGTTGGAGAGTTCGATCAGACGATCACGGAGGTTGCCAATACCGGCAGCACCCTCATTGGAGATCGCCGCGATCCGAGCCGTCTCTTTCTGGAACGCGAACGAACGCTCAACCGAGTCTTGCAGACCTTGATTGATGGCACTAAGACCACGAATGATAGTTTGGGTGGCGATGATCCGACCGAATGTTTCCCAAGATAGGGTCAGACTTTTGCCTGCCGCCGTGCCCTTCTTACCAGTGTCAACCATGGCTTTGCCAGCACCGGTGACAGACTTCCTTGCCTTTTCGGCTGCGGTCGCGGTGTTCGTGAAACCAGCCGCTGCACCACCAGACTTACCAGCAGTCCTATTGAGTTGGCCGATGGACGCATTGACATCCTTGATCGCCGTGTTGAGGGCGTTCAAGTTGGCAATCGCCGAAGCGGTTTCAAATCCAATGGTTTCTGTAATTGCCATCTATATTGGTTTCCCAGAAATGAAGAGGGTTGGGTCGGGCAGCTTCACTGTTTTAGCGAAACTTTTGAAGTCGTTTCTTCCTGCTTCAAGGAAGTTGTACGGGGTTTGGTTTCTGAGTTTGCCGTATGGTTGTGGAGGTGGTCCTGGAGAAGCATTGTTGAACTCATTGTATTCCAGGTAGGCGAGGCTCGTCTCATAAGTGAAGAACCAGCCTTCGGCAGTTCGTTCAATCCCTCCACCTCCTGTGCTGCGACCGAGCGAGGTCCTGTCTTTGCGGGCAACCAGTGGACCGTATGTCACAGAGAAACCAACCTCGTTGGCCAAGGCTTCAAAGGTTGCCCTCGAAGCCTTGGACCAAGTCGGGATGATTGTAAGCACCGTAGAAAGCCACGACCGTGCGGCTTGCTTGGTGACCTCTTCCATCTTCTTATCAAGTGCTGCCTCATAACTTTTGAGATCAAAGTCGATCTTGTAAAGTTTGGTGGTGAACTTGAAACTCATCTTCGTCTTCCTCGACGAGGCGGAACAGAGGGGGTCTTCTTTGGTTCGGGATTCTCTTCAGTATCCCGAATCTGTGAATACGCTAAGAGTTTGGCCTGCACCCATGAGGTGCAATCATCGAAGCCTTTCTCTACTCCTGGAGGTCTGACGCCTGTTCGCTCACAGGCTCGCCAGATGGCGTACTCTCCTGTTCGGAACTTGGGCAAGATGATTTTGCGGACTCCCTCGCCAGACCACGCAAGAAATTTGCTCGTGCCGCTTCCAGCTTCTGCTCATTGAGAGCGTTCGCTGAAGCCACGCAGTTGACTACGTGATTGACCTCTGTCTGGCTGAGACCGGCAGCCTTCATGTCGGCGTCCCAGTTATTCCATGTGGAAGGCTGATCCATCCTCACAGTGTCCCACTCGATGTTGGACGGCTCAAGAGATTTGAGCAGAATCCAACCGAACCGAAGGATGCCATGCTGAGTGATGGCTTCCAGGTAGGAGGGATCGTCCAGAGACTTTTTCCATCCACCAGCAACCAACATGGCTTTTGGCTTAGGTTCTGGACACTTGGACTCGAACTCGCTCATGTCTGTGACCGCAACTGCTCGGAACACGAGGTCCTCTGCGGTCGGTCGTGGCAGAACCAGAATCTCTTCGGCTGGTCCTTTCACTTCTGCACCATTGATCTTCATTGTAAATAACCCTCTCAAAGGTTAGAGAAAGAGTGGGGGAGAGACTCCCCCACTCAGTGTGGAGTAAATTAGCACCCGGTGATGTCGCTACGAGTCGTAGTCACGTCAGTGACATTACAACGACCGGAGACCGCGATGGAGGCGTCTTGAATGGAATACTCAAGAGACTCATATCGGAAATCCTCAAAGAGGAAGTCTTGGTCTTGGTCAGTACCACAAGGGACGCAGTGAACGACGTAGATGTCAACCGCATACGGCTCACAAAGGTCGCTGGAACTGGAGACCCATTCGGTCGCCTCACCGATCCGCTTGATTGCATCAACGGGGGTGATCGCCTGACCACTCTGCGTGGTGACGTACTCGAAAGTAAACGCCAACTCAACTTCGAGTGGTTGATCTTCGCCGAGGCGAACCGTGTCGAGAGTGTCACGATCAAGATCGTAAATCAGGTCACGGTTCTCGGTCCAGGACAAGTCGCCGTCACCGATTGCAATCGTGATCCGCTGAGGCAGAACGGTGATCACAGCAGTGTCAGCAACATCAGACGCCAGAGCCGGGGTGAACACGATATTCGTGGTCGGGCTTGCAGCAGTTGGAGTCCGGGCAGTCACGGTATGAACTGGCGAGCCAGTTTCTCCCGCGACCGTAAATCGAGCACCGACCGGAACAAGGTCGGGATCGGTAGAATTGAGAACAACAGACGCAATATCCAAGGTGGTTTCGCCAGACAGGTCGGTGGGAGATACATCGGTGTCAATCGCCGCTGTACCAGACAGACCATCTTGAATGTAGATCGTTGTGTCTCGGAGTTGGATTCTTGCCATCCTAATCTCCTATTGAAAAAGGTTGATGATACGTATCAAAGAAGGACCGTCTTACTTGACCTGAGAGTGCGAGTCTCAAGCTAGTCGCCGACGTAGCTATTAGCAGCCAGTGATGTCAGATCGAGTCGTGGTTACGTCAGTGACGTTACACCGTCCCGAAACCGCGATGCTCGCATCCTGGATTGAATACTCAAGGGATTCATAACGGAAATCCTCGAACAGGAAGTCTTGGTCCTGATCGGTTCCGCAAGGTACGCAGTGGACAACATAGATGTCAACAGCATACGGTTCACACAAGTCGCTCGAACTGGAAACCCACTCCGTGGCTTCGCCAATTCTCTTGATGGCGTCCACTGGGGTGATCGCCTGACCACTCTGCGTGGTGACATACTCGAAAGTAAACGCCAACTCAACTTCGAGCGGTTGATCTTCGCCGAGGCGAACCGTATCGAGCGTGTCACGATCAAGATCGTAAATCAGGTCACGGTTCTCGGTCCAGGACAAGTCGCCGTCACCGATTGCAATCGTGATCCGCTGAGGCAGCCCAGTGATCACGTCTGCTTCGGAAACAACCGATGCCAGAGTGGGGGTGAACGCGACTCGAAGAGTCGCTGCGTCCGCTGGGCTGTTGTCACGAGCAGTGACAGTATGAACTGGCGAACCAGTCTCACCGGCAACCGTGAACCGAGCACCTACCGGCACGAGGTCAGTGTTGGTGCTGTTCAGCACGAGAGTTTGCAGACCAACGTCGGTTCGGACTGAACCAGTTGCTCCGGTCAGAGCGGCACCGTCAACGATGATGGTGTCCCAGTTCTTGTCGTCCACCGACGTGCCGTCGAACGTGACGGTCACCGTGCCGTCGCTGAGGCCAGCAGCACCGGACTCAGCCACGCTAATGTCGCCGGGCGTCCAGGAAGGATAGGCAGCGGCTGCCGTGTCGATTGCACCTTCAATGGTAGCAGCGGCTGCATTGTAAGCAATCGCAGCGGTGGTAAACGAGTTGCCGTCCTCGTCTTCAAAGTAGAGGGTGTACGTGCCACCAGATGGTGCTCGCACATACTGGGCGATGACCTGGACTTCATCTGCCAGAGGGGCAGTCGAAGAACCTTCAGTGGTGACGGAAACGGCGGGGACGGCGAGACAAGAGTTGCCAATGTCAACCTGTCCGGTGCCGCTAAGCCCGTCTTGAATGTAGATCGTGGTATCACGAAGCTGGATGCGTGCCATTTGTTACTCCTAACAGTACAGCAGAAATCTGCCGTTGATGGAAACTTGTTTGATTCGCAAGTCTTTGTCTATTTGACCATAGTTGAAGACCCGCACGTTATTTCTCAGAGAGGGATCGGGTTCGAGGCAGCCAATGAGACTGTCATCATCATCTACGCCGTTTCCGTACTTGAAAATCTGTAGAGCGTCGTTCATCATTGACGCCTGAAAGATTCCTGCCCACTCGTAGATGGAGTAAGCATTGTCGCCCGTGGTCTGGACGATGTCCGTTAGGAGAATCATTATCTCCACTGAATACCACTCGTCTCCAGCACCCGCACTTCCTTGGTGTGCAACCGGCCCATCCATACGGAACAATGCAGAGTCGCTTTGGAAATCGCCGATCTCGGCTTCATCCACACCTTGCACGAAGTATTTGATGGACGGGGTGATTGTCCCTGCTACTGTGCCGAAGTGCTTCGCCATCGAAGCATACATCCACCTAGGTAGATTCTGATTCATCGTCCATCTCCAAGGTGTTTGAGGTCTCAAGGTTGATGGTACGTTCGGGCACCGTGCCCTTCAGTTCCTTACCAATCACCAACCATCCTGTGTCGAACTCCAGCCGTTCGATGACTGCAACATCATATCGCTTGCCGCGATAGACAATCCAGTCTTCCGGCTCGAACTCGAAGTCTGGTGCGTCCTGTGAGGCGACGATGAACCCTCGTTGACTCTGATCGAAGCCTTGGTTGCCAGGAGAAAGGAACTGCTTCGATGCTGTGATGAACGCGATGCTTGCAAAGTACCGACGCATCTCTGAGGCAGGCAAGACGACGGCATGACGGATGTCGATGACGCTCGTGGTCGCCGACTTGACTCCAGTCTCATAGTCAGTTGAGGACGAGTCAAGCCGATATACTTGAATCTCGTTTCCATACCGACGCTTGAGATCATACAGAGTGCGTTTGATCAATGCGTCCATACTAGGGTTTGACATGTCGTAATGCCTCGTTTGTTCGATCAATCAAATCCATCAATTCCTTTCGGATGAAATTGTTGAGGTCGTCGATTTGTTTGACCAACTTCTCTTCACGACGATAGTCTCGCCAGATAAAGAAGAACATTAGTCCGAGGTAAGGTCCTACCTCTTTGATTAGGGAAATCCAATTCATAGGGGAGACTTTCTATCAAGGGGCAGGTGGTACGGGGACCAGAGGCTCTCGCAAATCGGCCAAGGCTTTGTCGCGGGCAGCGATCTCAGCCGAAGCGTCTTCGCCATTGTCCTGTTTCTCAGTGACCTTTTCTTTCAGTCGAAAGAAGTCATAGGCCAGACCCATGATGTCGTTGACATCATCCC